CCTTCAATGGTATAGTTGATGGTTTAGGAGTGCAGACAGAATTTGTAGAAACCTGCAGATTCCATGCTAAGACTATGCCGGAAGCTGAAGCTCATAAAAAAGCTTTAGAAAAATTATTTGCAGGCCTTCAACTAGAAGTAAAAATAGAAGTAGATTACCTTAATGGAGGATATAACCTTATTGTAGGTAAATCAAGAAGAAAGGGTTACTCTTATAAGAATGCAGCTATTGCAGTTAAGAACTATTTATGTTATCCTAAAGCACTTACTATTTTTGGTGCTTATGAAAAGAGATTCCTTTTTCCTAAAGGTATCTTTACAATGGCTACTAACTACCTCAACTTTATCAATGCCAATACAGCTTGGGTTTATCCTAAAGATGTTGTAGATAAAATGGATCACGTTAAGGCCTCAACTATTGAGTATAGAAATGGAGTTAAAGTTGAGACAGGTTTCTTATCAGAAATCATGGCTCTTACTTTTAAAGATAATGCAGATGCCGCAAGGGGTAAAGATGCTAGAGATGTAATCTTTGAAGAGTCAGGAGCATTTGGTTCTCCTGGTCTTTTAAAGGCAGCATATAAAGCAACTGAGGACTGTGTTATGGCAGGGGACATTAAAACAGGTATGATTACTGTGTTTGGTACTTCAGGGGATATGGAAGGAGGTACTGCAGACTATTCTGAGATGCACTCTAACCCACTTAGATTTGGTATGCTACCATTCCAAAACATTTGGGATGAAGACTCTGAAGATATGAAGTGTGGTTTCTTCCACCCTATTAACTGGAATATGGAAGGGTACTATGATGCCCAAGGTAACTCAGATACAGAAGGAGCTAAACAAGTAGAGCTTGCAAACAGAAAACTTCTTTTAGATAATGGAGCTACTTCTGCTGATATTCAACAAAGAATGCAAGAAAAACCATTGGGCCCATTTGAAGCCTTTGGTATGGTTTCTACAAATAACTTCCCTGTTCTTGAACTTAAAAGACAACTTGAGATTGTCAAAGCCAAGAACTTACACATGATTATGGGTACTCCTGTCAAACTATTCTATGACTATGAGTCTAAGAAAGTTAAAGCAGAACCTATATTAGATGGCAGTGCCAATGTAATTTATAGACAAAAGCCAGACAATACTTCATTAGAAGGATGTCCTGTTATTTATGAATACCCTGCTGAAGTGCCACAAAGAAATGCCTATAAAATTGGATATGACCCTTACAGACAAGCACAAGGTACTTCCTTAGCTGCTGTTTATGTTTATAAGTCAGTAATTATTGGAGAAAGAACCAAAAGAATAATTGTAGCAGAATATGTAGGTAGACCTGGAGAAGCAGATGATGTAAACTACATTTGTAGATTATTTGCTGAACTTTACAATACTACTATTATGCATGAAAATGAGGTGACCCATGTCAAGGATTACTTCAGAAGAAGAAAACAATTACATTACCTAGCTTATCAACCTGATGAAGTTATTAAGAAGAATGTGAAGAATTCTAAAGTAAATAGACTTTATGGATGCCACATGAATGATCAACTTAAAGATGCAGGTGAAAAATACATTAAGTCTTGGTTACTTGATGTACAAGACTATGATGAAGAAGGGTTTCCAATAAGGTCTCTAGACCAAATCTATTCTATAGGACTCTTAGAAGAATTAATTGGCTACAATAGAAAAGGTAACTTTGATAGGGTCATGGCACTTATGCAAGTAATGTTCCAAGACCAAGAAGATTTACATGGTAAAGAGTATGAACCTAAATCTAATGGAAACAGAAAAGCAAAACAGCTATTAGCTATGATGGACACTATGTATGTTAAAAATAATACTAGGAACTTGACACAGAGATTAAATTAATTAGTACTTTTGTAAATACTTATTTTTAAGAAAAATGAATCAACCTGTTACCCAACCTAAATCTTATTCTACTGAAAGACTCAGTAGAAAAGAAAAAGAAGATCAAAACTTTCTGTGGTACAGAGAGAAGATTGACATGTATGATACTAAAGCTAACTTCTTATCTATAGGATATGGAGGGGTTAATGAGTATAAAAGAATGAGGGTTAATTATGACCTATTCAATAACATTGTTGATTTATCTGATTTTGCTTATGTAGCAACTCCTTATGGTTCAGAGATGGGGGAACTTCCTGCTCAAATGGTTAACAGAGATATTTGCTCTTACAGAGTAAAAGCTTTGATTGGGATGGAAATGAAAAGACCTTTTGGGTATAGAATTATTGCTACTAACAAAGAAGCATCTAATAGAAAAGTAGAAGAAGAAACTAATAGAATCAGAGATTTTGTTATAGAGTCTATAATGGCTCCTATTAAACAAGAAACTGAAGCTAAGTATCAAGCTGAGATGAAAGGCAGAGAACTTACTGAACAAGAGATGCAAGAGATACAGCAACAAATTGAAGCTGAAATTGAAGCTAAAACTCCAGATAAAGTTAGGGCCTATATGAAAAGAGATCACAGAGACCCTGCTGAAGTACAAGGACAACAGTTATTAAATGCTCTTATTAAAAAACTTGATGTAAGAAAGAAATTTAATAATGGTTGGAAACATGGTTTAATCTCAGCTTATGAGGTATATTGGTTAGGAATAGTCAATGGAGAACCAGCAATGAAAGTTGTAAACCCTGTTAGATTTTCTTGTGATAAAGCTTCAGACCTTGATTACATTGAACAAGGAGAATGGGCAGCAGCAGAATATAGAATGCATCCTTCTCAGATAGTTCAAACCTTTGACTTAGATGATAAAGAAATAGATACTCTTTGGAAAAACTACAATCATCACATTACTCAAAGAGTACATGATAATCTATTTAACTTTGATGAGTATTTAACTTATGAAGATAAAAACTCAATCAGAGTTTTACATTGTGTATTTAAAGGCCTTAGAAAAATAGGTTGGTTAGATTACATTGATGAAGATGGAGTTCTTCAAACTAAGTTTATGGTAGATGAGTCTTATAAACTTGACAAAGCTATGGGTGATGTTAAAATCACCTGGGAATGGATTCCTGAAGTATATGAAGGGTATAAAATAGGTATGCATATCTATAAAGAAATGAGACCTGTTCCAGGTCAATTTAAAGACCCAGACAACATCTACAAATGCACTTTACCTTATTATGGTGCTATCTATGATAACACTAACTCTCAACCTACATCTGTAATGGATAGAATGAAAGTTTATCAGTACTATTACAACATAGTAATGTATAGACTTGAGTTACTTCTTGCTTCAGATAAAGGTAAAAAAATCTTAATGAACATCAATGCTATTCCTACTGACTCCGGGATAGACCTTAAGAAATGGCAGTACTTCTTTGAAAGTACTCCTTTTATGTGGTACAATCCTGATGAAGAAGGAATGAACCAAAGTGATGTTAATACTATTGCTAAAACACTAGACCTTTCATTGGCTTCTGACATTCAGAAGTATATCCAACTTGCTGATTACCTTGAACAAAAATGTGGTAAGTCAGTAGGTATTACTGACCCTGTTTTAGGGCAGACTTCTGTGTCTGAAAGAGTTGCTAATAACCAACAAAACCTTGTACAAACTTCACACATGCTGGAGCCATACTTTGACTTACATAACTGTATTAAAAGAAATGTACTTCAAGGTTTAATTGATCTAGCTAAAGTTGCTTACTCTACTTCTGATAAGAAATTCATTAATTACATTCTTGATGATATGTCACAAGAAATGTTGCAGATGGATGTTAACCTTTTAAATGAAAGTACTTTAGGGTTATTTATGGAAGACTCTTCTATGTCAGAAGAAATTAAACAAACTATTCAACAACTTGCCCATGCTGCAATGCAGAACCAAAAGATAGAACTTTCTGATGTTCTTAAAGTCATTAAACAAGATTCTATACAAGAAGCTGAAGAAGCATTACTTGTGTCTGAAGAACTTAGATCTAAAAGAGAACAAGAAAATGCTCAAGCTCAAACTAAAGCTAAAGCAGAGTCTGAACAAAAACAAAGAGATTGGGAGAAAGAAAAGATGTCTATTGAACATTCTAATAACATGGAAGAGATTGAAGCTAAAGGAAACAAAGACATTCAAAAACAAGCTATGCTCTCTATGGGATTTGATCCTAATAAAGATGTAGATGATGATGGAATTCCTGATGTACTTGAAGTAGCTAGAAATGGAGTAGATGCTGAAATTCAAAGGTCAAAAGAAATAAGAGAAAATAGAAAACTAGATTTTCAAATCTCTGATGCCAAAGAAAAAAATAAATTAAAAGAGAAAGAATTAGCTCAAAAAGGAGCAAATTCAAAATAAAAGCTATTACATTTTAAATGAGAAGAGTTCATTTTTGAAATGTAATTTATTAAATAATTAAACTTAAATTTGTCACAGTTATGAGTGGAACAGAGAAAACCATTGATCAATTTGGAGGTTGGGAAGAAGCATCTCAACAACATGATTTCTTCGGAGAAACTAATTTAAAAGAGGATGTTATAACTTCAGTTACTACTGATGATATAGAAGATCCTGCTAAAGTAGAAGCTGCTAAAGAAAAAGCAACCAAAGAAAAAGAAGAGCAAGAGTTAATTGAAAAACAATTTGAAACTTTTGCACCAACTTCAAAAGTATCTTCAGAAGAAGATGATGATGAAGATGAAGGAGGACAAGGTAATGCAAGTGTAGAACCTGTAGCAGGAACTCCAAAAGCTACTTTATCTTTTTTAAAAGAAAGAGGTTTAGTAGAATATGAAGAAGACCCTGAAAAACCTTTATCAGATGAAGATGCTGAAAATCTAATAGAAGATTCTTGGGAAGCAGCTTTAGAAAAAGAAGTTGAAGCTACTATTAAAGAATTACCTGATGAGTTAAAACAACTTATTAAGTTTGCTTCTAAAGGTGGAGATGTAGGACAGTTACTAGGTAAGATGGTACAACATGCCACTTCAGGTATCAATAAAAATAGTGACATAGAAAATGAAGATGTTCAAGTTCTTGCTGTCACTATGGATTTAAGAAATCAAGGTCATGACCAAGAGTATATAGATGCTCAAATTGAATTCTTAAAAGAAAAAGACAAACTTGAAGGAATAGCTAAAAAATCTTTTGATAAGATTGTAGCAGAACAGGAAGCTGAAACTGCAGGTCAAGTTGAAAGACAAAAGCAAATTCTAGAAAATAAAAAGAAAGCTGCTAGAGAGTATAAGACTAACATCACTACTCACATTAACAGCTTAGAAGATGCAGGTGGATTGCCAATCTCTAAACAAGACAAAACAATTCTTCCTACTTATATCTCAGAGCCAACTGTAGAATTACAAGATGGTAGATTTGTAAGTGAAATGCAAGCTGACCTATTTAAGGTTATGGCAGATAAAGACAAGATTGTTCTTTTAGCTAAACTCTTAAAATCAGATTTTGACTTTAGTGCTATTGAAAGAAAGAAACAAACAGCAGCTTCAAGAGGAATCAGAGATGAAATCCAAAGAGCTGATAAGACACAAACTATAACAAGTTCATCCAGTGGAGGTCACAAACCACAGAAGAAAGCAGTCTGGGACATGATAGACTAAATATTTAAAAACAATTATTAACTTTAAACTAAATTGAAATGGCTACATTAGGAAGTAGACTTCTTGTAAAAGAGATGGAGTGGAATGCCAACATGACTGAGCAATCCCATTTGGGAGCAGCTTTGATTGCTAAACCACACCGTATCTTAGGAGAAATGGACAAACTTTTCTCTGCTCAGAACTATTACTCTGACAACCCAATGTCTTCATTGTTGATGGGTAACTCCAAGACTGAAGAAACTATTGGTAACACAGAATGGGAATGGGAATTGAAAGGTGCCAACACTAGACCTCTAGTTGTTGTAGAAAATGTTGAAGCTCAGGGTAACAATACTCCAGGGAAATTCAAAAAAACATTTAAAATTAAACTTGATGAGAACTGGTATTTACCAGGGGATGTTATCATGCCGGGTACTTCTAACAAGAAATACCAAGTAAGAATCCAAAATCAAGGTGTGAAACATGGAGATGGAACAGTTTATACTGTTAGAATGAACTCAGATGACCCACAAGCATTTATGCCTGTTAAGTATTTGAATCCAGGACAACAATGGGGTAAACTATTCTCTCAATATGAAGAAGCTGCAGAACAATCAGGTTCTACTGTATTCAGCTTACCTATTGCTTTCCGTAATAGAATGTCTAAGTACAGAAAAGAGTACAGAATTACTGACTATGCTTCAACTGAAGTATTAGCAGTAGCTATTCCTGATTCTAAAGGTGCTTATCATAACTCATGGATGAGATATGCTGAGGTTGAATATTGGCAACAATGGTATAGAGAAGTAGAAAGAGGATATTGGTATTCAAGATCTGCTGATACTGTATTAGGTGCTAATGGTAGACCAGTAAGAATGGGTCCTGGTATTCAAGAGCAATTAGAAGATTCTCATATTCACAGATATTCTCACTTGACTGCTAAGTTAATTGAAGAGTACTTACAAGATATTTTCTATTCAAGAGTTAAACCAGGTCAAGGCCGTCAAGTAAAAGGTTTCACAGGAGAGTATGGTATGTTACAATTCCACAGAGCTATCCAAGATTGGCAAAACAAATCAGGGTTTATTAAAAACATTGAAGTTTACACTAATAAAGTGACTAACTCAGTGCACACTAATTCCCTTGAAGCAGGTTACCAATTTGTGAAATACAACATGGCAAATGGTGCATCTCTTGAGTTAATCCACAATCCTCTTTATGATGATAGAGAGATTAACTTTGAAATTGATGAGGTTACAGGATTCCCTATTGAGTCACAAAGAATTACATTCTTAGACTTCTCAGGAGAAGCTAAAAATAGCAACATCAAAATCATGTGCAAGAAAGATGGTTTTGCATTTACTTATGTTGAAGGTATGTATGGCCCTTATGGTCCTAAAAATGGAGGTAGCTCTGCTCACTCTGGTTCATACTATGAAATGCATGTTGAGAAGTCTTGTGGTATTCATATCCATGACATCACTAAATGTGGAGAGTTAATCTTATCTCGTAACTAAGAT